ACTCAGCGCTCCGGCGCCCTCACCGCTAACGATAACGTCTACTATCGTCGTACTCGCGTTCTCAACCTCATGTGATCCATTTTCACAAGGTTACACTGGAGGGTCTTCGGACCCTCCTTTTTTATGCCTAAATACAAGAAAAACTTTACGGAGTACAATGGCAGCCAATTTTATTAATAATGATGGGTGCCCTTCAAACTTTTTGTCGGGTATTGGATTTCAATTTCAGTTGAACAAGTATCCTAAAGTTGCTTTTTATTGTCAGTCTGCAAACGTTCCTGGGTTGAATCTTGCAACAACTACGCAAGCAACCAGGATGAATTACATCCCACATCCAGGGGATGAAGTTAATTTTGATGATCTAAGTTTAAGGTTTCTTGTCGATGAGAAACTAACAAACTATAGAGCAATCCATGATTGGATTCGTGGTTTAGGTCACCCAAGATCGGGTAATGATTTTGACGATCTATTGATTGGTGAGGACTACGATGAGAAAACTTATTCTGATGGTAACCTATTCATCTTAGATTCTAACTTCAACAAAAAATTTGCAGTCAATTTTAAAGACCTATTTCCAGTAACTCTGGGTGGTCTAAACTTTGATTCTACATACAACGACACTGAATACTTTGCCGTTGATGTTGTGTTTAAATACACAATCTATGACATTTATGATCAAAATTTAAAAGATTATGATTACACTTGATGATATCAAATCCCAATGGGCAGAAGATTCAAAACTTGATAATGATTTACTCGATAACGAGTCAACAAAAATTCCACAATTACACAGTAAGTATCTGAACTACTTGTCTGATGTAAGACTAATTAAGATCCGAAAGGAACAAGAGTATAAAACTCTAATCAGAGAAAAATTTGAATACTACACGGGTAAAGCTGATGATATTGTATATCAGGAGAACCCGTTTGATCTGAAGGTCTTGAAACAAGACGTTCCGATGTATATGGATGCAGATCCTGAGATACAGAACATTACAACCCGTATAAATTATTATGAAGAGATAATTTTTTTCTTAGAGAAAGTTATCCAACAGTTGAACAATCGTACTTTTCAAATCAAGAATAGTATCGAGTGGCAGAAGTTTATGCAGGGTAGTGTCTAATGACAGATGTCAAGATTCAGAAGCGCAACGAAGTTTATCTGTCTGTTGATTGTGAACCTCATATAAAATACGAACTCTCCGAGTATTTTAGTTTTGATGTTCCAGGGGCGAAATTTATGCCCCAATACAAAAAACGGATTTGGGACGGTAAGATCAAATTGTTCAGTCCAGCAAATGGACAGATATATTGCGGTCTATATGGATACTTGACAGACTGGTTAAGTCACCGTGGATATACATTTGAAGATGTACACAACGAATATTATGGATCACCTAATGATAAAAACGGAAGTATTAGTCCAGGTGATGTATATGAATTTGTCAAGACTTTAAAAATCCCATTTCAAGTTAGGGATTATCAACTTACTGCTATATACAAAGCGCTAAGATATAATCGCAAACTCCTGTTGTCACCTACGGCATCAGGAAAATCTCTAATGATTTATTGTATTGTTAGATGGTTTTTTGATCAGGGATCAAACATTCTTATCGTTGTCCCCACAACATCTTTGGTAGAACAATTAGTTGGTGACTTCAAAGAATACGGATGGGATCCAGAAGATCAGTGTCACAAAATTTACGCAGGTAGAGATAAGAATAGTCCGAAAAGAATTACGATTACTACTTGGCAGTCAATCTACAAAATGCCAAAGAAGTGGTTTGAAAAATTTGATGTTGTAATTGGTGATGAAGCACACCAGTTTAAAGCAAAGTCATTGACACAGATCATGACTAAGTTACATAATTGTAAACATAGGATTGGATTTACTGGAACGCTAGATGGATCTAATGTAAATCAACTAGTCTTGGAAGGACTCTTTGGAACTGTTGACAAAGTTATTAAGACTAATCAACTTATTGATAAAGGATATCTATCTACACTTAAGATCAATGTCCTGTTGCTTCAACATGGTCCACAGAAATTTGACACATACAATGATGAATTGGAAGCAATTTGTTTAAACGAGAAACGAAATAACTTTATTAAAAATCTAGTTACTGATCTAGAAGGTAACACTTTGATTCTTTTTAGTAGGGTTGCCACCCATGGTGAACCACTTTTTGAATTAATAAATAGCAGTGTGCCAGATCCTCAACGCCAGGTATTTTTTGTATATGGTGGCGTAGACACAGAAGAGAGAGAACAAGTAAGAGCAATTACGGAACAACAAAATAACGCCATTATTGTTGCCTCTTACGGAACGTTCAGTACAGGTATTAATATTAAAAACTTACACAATGTTGTATTTGCAAGTCCATCGAAATCAAGAGTCAGAAATCTTCAGTCGATTGGTAGAGTCCTGAGAAAAGGCAACAGAAAAACAAATGCTGTTTTATATGATATTGCAGACGATTATAGTGTAGGGGATTCAAAAAATTATACGCTCAATCATCTAATTGAGAGGATTAAAATTTATTCCCAAGAAAAATTTAACTATGAGATTATTCCAGTCAATTTTCGGAAAGAATAGAAATATGGACAGTCATCACAATCATCCCGAAGAACATTCTGAAGAAATTACATCAATTGTAAAGCTAATTAGTGGTGACGAACTCATCGGTAAAGTAATTACATGTGATGAAGGTTATTTAATTGATACACCTTTTCAACTTAAAGCACAAGTTATCAACACTCCCAATGGAGAAATGTTTAAAGTTGATTTAGTTCCTTGGTTAAAATTTGCCAAAGATGAAATATTTCTATTAGAAAAATCAAAAGTATTTACTGTCTGTGAAGCAGACGAAAGAATTAAAAAATTATACAACTCTACCTTTAGAAAATATTATTTGGGTGATCACGCTACAAACAAAGTAGATCTATCTACACACGAAGGTAAGATTGGTTCAGTTGAAAAAACTAGAAAAGATCTAGAATCTCTATATCATAAAGATAGTACTTAAGCTGTGTTTCTGAACCCTGGCAGAGTTATTATACAGAGAAATCCAGGGTTTGTCAACTGCCACTTGACTAATGTAGTTCACTACAGTATAATGTATTCAAATCCAGATGAACCATGACGAAGAAGAAAGAACATTATGTAAATAACAAAGAGTTCTTAGAAGCACTTGTTGTTTACAGAAAGAAGGTAAACGAAGCAAAGAACGCAGGTGAACCTCATCCTAAAGTTCCAGATTACATTGGTGAATGTTTTCTGAAGATTGCTACTCATCTTTCTTATCGTCCTAACTTTGTGAACTATATGTTCAAGGATGACATGATTTGTGATGGTATCGAAAACTGTCTACAGTATATTGACAACTTCGATCCAGCAAAGTCTACTAATCCTTTTGCTTACTTCACTCAGATCATCTATTACGCTTTCCTTCGTCGGATTCAAAAAGAAAAGAAACAGTTGGATATCAAGACCAAACTGTTAGAGAAATCTGGATTTGATGAAGTCTTCCATGCAGATAGCAACTCTGTTGGTTATAGTGCATCGGACATGAATAGTATTAAAGAGACCCTTGAAATTCGTAATCGATGACTGAAACTGAAACACGCAAAGCAAAACTTTCTGATTCATTTGGTGGTACAGTAGAAAAAGATATTCCTGAAAATGCTGAATGGATTGATGATGCTTTTTATATCAAGAAGACTCGGTTTGGTCTTTATACATCCATTTTAAAAGAACCTCTTGGTCAACATTTTATTACTGGTGCAACATATGAAGGAGTGCTAACTATGTCTAGATGGCATCTCAAATGTCTTCAAGAAGGAACTCTTGATGAGAATACTAGAGTTGTTAACAGTGGTGTTGTTGGAGGTAAACTTTGACCGTTGCTCTGATTACAGATCAACACTTAGATGGTAGAAAAAACTCAAAGGTATTCTGGGAATACTTTATGAAGTTCTACAATAATGTGTTCTTTCCAAATCTCAAGAAACACAATATTAAAACCATCATTGATCTGGGTGATACATTTGACAATAGAAAAGGTATTGACTTCTGTGCATGGCATCGAATCAAGACTGAATACTATCAGGTTCTTGCTGATATGGGAATCCATATCCACATGATTGTTGGTAATCACACAGCATACTACAAGAACACAAACAAAGTAAATACTCCTTCTTTGCTTTTAGATTCTTTTGACAACATCACTATCTACGATGAAGTCACTGATGTTGAGATTGACGGTGGTAAGTTTACTCTTCTGCCTTGGATTAATCAGGAGAATGAAGATAAGGTAAGACAACATTTACAGAATACTGATTCTGATATTGTTTGTGGACACCTTGAGTTGAATGGATTTACTGCTCTTCCTGGTCACACTTTTCATGGTGGTTGGGATAAAGATGTATTCTCTAAATTTAAGAGAGTATATTCTGGACACTTTCATCACCAGTCATCGAAGGGTAATGTAACTTATCTTGGCAATCCTTATGAGTTGTTCTGGAATGATGTAAATGCTAAACGTGGATTTCATTTATTTGAACCATCAACTCTCAGTCTTAAGTTCTTCAGGAATCCATATAAGATCTTCAAGAAAATCTTTTACAACGAAGATACATGGGATTTCAAAAACTTTGATCCACAAGAATACAAAGATTGCTATGTCAAACTAATCGTCGAAAATAAAAAAGACGTTATCTGGTTTGATCGTATTGTAGAGAGACTTTATGATGCTGGTGTGCATGATCTAAAAATTATCGATGATAGTGTAGTCGATAATGAATCTATAGAAAATGTAGAACACGAAGATACTCTAACAACTCTAAACAGATACATAGAAGAAATGAACGAGACTCTTGATAAAAACGAACTCAAGAGTATTATCAAGTCAATCTACTTAGAGGCCTGCGAAGTTAACTGATGTCTTATATCCTCACGTTATTAGGACAAGAGAATGAAGGAGCTTATGCTGTCACTGCTCGTGATGGTAGTAAGATCCTTCAGATCTTTGAGGATAAAGATGATGCTGAACGGTTTGTAGGTCTTCTGGATGCCCTAGAACATCCACCCATGAAGGTTTATGAAATTGAAGAGGACCAGGCCATTGCGGCGTGTGAAAATTTCGGTTATAATTACGCGATCATAACCCCTGACGACTTTGTGATTCCCACCCAAGAAGAACATGATTTTATTTGAGAACATCAGTTACAAAAATTTTCTCGCTGCAGGGAACACACCAATAAAACTAAATCTTAAGAACAACTCAACAACTTTGATCGTTGGTCAGAATGGTGCTGGTAAAAGCACGATGATTGAAGCAATTGTGTTTGCTCTGTTCAATAAATCTTTTCGTAAAGTCAACAAACAACAGTTAGTCAATTCAATCAATGAAAAGGATTGTGTTGTTGAAGTTGACTTTTCTATTGGTAAGAAAAAATATAAAGTCATCCGTGGGATGAAACCAAATAAGTTTGAGATCTGGATTGATGGTAAGATGCTCGATCAGGTCTCATCTGTACTGGACCAGCAAAAGTATCTGGAACAAAATATTCTTAAACTGAACTACAAATCATTTACACAGATTGTAATCCTGGGTAGTGCATCGTTTGTTCCTTTCATGCAACTTCCTGCTGGAAGTCGTCGTGAGATTATTGAAGATCTACTTGACATTCGTATCTTCTCTACGATGAATGTTATCTTGAAAGATCGTCTTAAGGTTGCAAATGAAGAGATCAAAGAGAATGAAACTGCAATCAAGTTTCTAAAAGAAAAAGCAGAGATGCAACAGAATCATGTTCATCGTTTGGAAAAGTCTGCTAGAAAAACTCTTGATCAGAAAGAACTTAAGATTGTAGAGATTCAAGAGAAGAATGTCAAACTAGAAAAAGTTATCGATGATATTCAATCAAACTTAGATAAGTTTACAGAAGAACTTCTTGACGCTTCTGGTATTCAGAAAGATATTAAAAAGATCGAGAAACAGATTACTACAAATACTAATCTTATCACACGATTGGAGAAAGAAAAAACTTTCTTTGATACGAATGATAAATGTCCTAAGTGTACACAACCACTACCACAGCATCTCAAAGAACAGCATATCAGTGAAAGTAATAAGATCATTGAGAAGTCAACAAATTCTTTGACTGAATTCAAAGAACAGATATCAAAGTTTAATAAGGATCTTCAAGTCATTGCTGAGAACAACCAGACTGTAGCAAATTACAATTGGGAAGTTAAAAGTAATCTGTCAGAGATCAAGAAGAATAATTCTGTGATCAAAGAGATTCAATCTGAAATTGATGATATCAGAAACAATACAAATGATATTGATTGCGAGAAAAAGAAACTCACTGAGATTGCTACTGAGGGAATGACAATTCACAAGAGGACTAGTGGACTGAAGAAAGATAAGTCTAACTATGATATGGTCACTTCCTTACTCAAGGATACAGGCATCAAAAGTCATATCATCAGAAAATATCTGCCTGTTATGAATCAACTAATCAATAAATATCTGAAAGAACTTGACTTTTATGTCAACTTTACTCTAGACGAAGAGTTTAACGAGAGTATCAAATCAAGACATCGCGATGACTTCTCTTATACATCTTTCAGTGAAGGTGAGAAGATGAGGATTGACCTTGCTCTGATGTTTACTTGGAGATCAATTGCAAAATTGAAAAACTCTGCAAATACAAATCTTTTGATTCTTGATGAGGTATTTGATTCTTCTCTGGACGTTGCTGGTACAGATGAATTTTTAAGAATCATCAGAGGTGGTCAACCCGATACTAATATCTTTGTTATCTCTCATAAAAGTGAAGTGCTCCATGACAAATTTGATCGTGTTCTAAAGTTTGAGAAAAAGAAAAACTTTAGTAAGGTTGAAGTCATATAAGTTTTACTTATCGATTGGCTCTTGACTCTGGTGCAATTTAGCGGTATTATAGCCATATACCAAAAGAGGTCCCATGAATCAAGGAGTCAAAACTAATCTCGCTAAACTCCTTGCCACCGAGAACTTGGTGGTAGAACACAAGAGTGTTGAGACTGCATCGTTTGATGTTAAGAACCGAGTGTTGACTCTTCCTGTTTGGAATGTCAGCGACGTTGTATATGATATGTTGGTGGGTCATGAAGTTGGTCACGCTCTCTTCACTCCTGAAGAATGTCGTGCTCCTAATATCCCTGCATCATTCATCAACGTAGTTGAAGACGCTCGTATCGAACGTAAGATTAAATCTACTTATCCTGGTATTACTAAGTCTTTCTCTGCTGGATACAAAGAGTTGAATCAGAGAGACTTTTTTGATATTCAGGGGAAGGATCTCATGAAAGAGTTTGAGTTGATCGATCGAATCAACATCTATTTCAAACTTGGTATTCATGATGTGACTTGTGTTGTTCCTTTTCTAAAAGAAGAAGAACCATTGGTTGAGAAAGTTCGTGTTGCTTCTACATTTGAAGAAGTGTTGGAAGCAGCAAAAGAGATTCATGAATTCATGAAGTCTAATAAGGAACAACAACCAATTCCTCCTGTTCCTCCTAGTGAAGATATTAATCCTGGTCCTGTAGATACCATTGAATCTGATGATGATGAGGAGGAGGAAGAGACCGAGGATAATACATTCGAGACTCCGAATGAAAGTAATGGAAATGAAGACGCTGATCTTGAGACTCCTAGTTTTCAAGAAGGTGCTGTTGAGGAAGATCTGGAAGATGACTTCAGTGTAAAAACTCAAGAATCATTCTCTTCCCACCAGAGTGAAATTACTTCAAATGAAAAGTGGGAATATGTGACTCCTCCTACTATTGATTGGGAGAATCACATTACTTACAATGATGAATTCATCGAAGACTTCCAAGAGTTTGAATCTAAAATTCGTAAGCTAAATCCAGAGTTTGGTGGTAAAATGATTGACTCTTGGTTTAATCAACTCAAACAGTTCAACAAAGATAGTGCAAAAGCTGTTTCTTTCTTGGTTAAAGAATTTGAGATGAAGAAAAGTGCCAAAGAGTACAATCGTTCTTTCATGTCAAAGACAGGTGTTCTTGATACGAACAAAATCTATTCCTACAAATGGAATGAAGATCTTTTCAAGAAGAGTAATGTTATCCCTAGTGGAAAGAACCACGGTCTTTTGATGTTCGTTGACTGGTCTGGTTCGATGTCTTCAAACATTGAGTCAACTATCAAACAATTGTTCAACCTTGTTCAGTTCTGTGCAAAGGTAAACATTCCGTTTGAAGTTTACTCCTTTGTTGAGAACAATGCTGATCATGACTATAAGGGACAGAAAGGTAAGACTAACGAAATCTCTGTTGGTAGTGGTTATCGTTTGGTTCAATTGTTTACTTCCGAAAAAGGTTCTGCGAAACTGGAAGTTCAACTTAAGAACTGCTGGTTGCTCGTTAGTTTCCTGATGCGTAATTACTTTGGATATGGTCAAACTGTAGACCACATGAAAAAGTATGAGATGGGTAGTACACCTTTGAACGAAACTATTTTTGCTGCAGTTTATCTGTACAAAAAGTTTTGCAAGAAAAACCCTGTTGAGAAAGTGAACACAGTGTTCCTCACTGATGGTGAATCCAATCAATTGTCCTGTAATATCGATAGGACTAATGACTTGACTGGAGAAAACTATGTTGTTCGTCGTGCAGTTGCTCGCATGTATGATACCTTTATCTCTTTCCAAGATCCTAAGTCTGGTTATCAACAACACAAACTGTGGGATCCCACTAAAGCACATCGTGGTGGATGGGGATCTGCATCTGTTGATGTAACTTCTAAGTTGCTGCAGTATTATCGTTGGATGACTAATTGCAACGTCATTGGTTATCGTCTGTCTTCTGAGATCCCTGGTACACTTCTAAGAGCAAGTGAACTTTCTTATGAGGAGTACAAAAAACAGTGGAGAAAGCACAGTTATGTGGTTGAAAAAAATCTTGGATACAGTGAACTGTATGCAGTAAAAGTAAACCGAGACTTCCGTGGTGAGATACAGGAGATGGATGCAAACTCCAGTTCAACTCAGAGTAAACTGAGGAACGAGTTCAGGAAGCATGTCAAAGGTAAGAGTTTCAATAAGATCATCTTATCTAAATTCGTTGACCAAATCGCTTGACCGCTGTTAGCGGTTCTGTTATAATGTATGAGTAATCAGGAAAACCCAATGCCCGTTTCTACCGAAAAATTGATCGAGTACCTTACCGCTGAGTATGGTCCTCAAATCACTCGTTCTCAATTGAGTGATGCTTCTAACTATCTGGGTATGTCCCTGTCCACCACAATCAAACGTCTGTCTGACTATAAGTCTGGACGTGGTGTGTGGAACTTGACTGTTCAGGAAGCCCGTGAACAATTTGAAAAAACTGTTACTGTTCAGGAAGATCAAAACTTGATTCCATCTAAAGATGAAAATTATGTCCCGTTCGGGAACTTCTCTGATCTGAAAAAGATCATCAAGTCGCGAGTTTTCTACCCAACCTTTATCACTGGTCTGTCTGGTAACGGTAAAACTGTCTCGGTAGAACAAGCATGTGCCCAACTAAATAGGGAGTTGATCCGAGTTAATATCACCATTGAAACTGACGAGGATGATCTTATTGGTGGGTTTCGTCTTGTTAATGGCGAAACTGTGTGGCACAACGGACCAGTTGTGGAGGCTCTGGAACGCGGAGCTGTGTTGCTTCTAGATGAAGTAGATCTCGCTTCCAATAAGATCTTGTGTCTGCAATCCATTCTTGAGGGTAAAGGTGTCTTCCTGAAAAAAATCGGGAAGTTCGTCCAACCATCCCTCGGGTTTAATGTGATTGCGACTGCTAATACTAAAGGTAAAGGTTCTGAAGATGGTCGCTTTATTGGAACTAATGTTCTGAATGAAGCATTCCTTGAGAGGTTTGCTCTTACTTTTGAACAAGAATATCCTACTGTTGCTGTTGAAACTAAGATTCTTCAGAGTCTTGCTTCTTCTATGAATCTTGATTGTCAAGAATTCGTCAGCAACTTGACTCGTTGGGCAGATATCATTCGCAAGACTTTTGCTGAAGGTGGTGTTGATGAAGTGATCTCTACACGTCGTTTGACTCATATTCTTCGTGCTTATTCTATCTTTGGAAATGAGATGAAGTCTATCACTGTTTGTCTGAATCGCTTTGATGAAGAAACTAAACAGTCCTTCCTTGATCTCTACGATAAGATTATGACTCCTGAAGAATCTGACGATGTGGAACAACAGAACCAATCTGTTGACGAATACAACTACTCTTGATATAATATATGGAGTTATCTCTAACAGATAAAGAATGGAAGAGTATTATTTCTGCTCTTCGACTGGGCGGCGATGCCGCCCTTTATCAAAAACTTAATACTGCCTTTGACCTCAAAGAACAAGGTCTTCCTTACAAGAAAATCCTCCGTGAAAAGTACGGTTATGTCATCTAATCATTTCAAATATAATGAAGACGAACTCTTAAACGAGTTACGCGATTATATTGTTGGAACTTATAATGCTCATTACTCTGCTGGTAATGACAAAATCCAAACCCTTGATCTCATTGAAGCATGTGGTGACGCTGAATCATTCTGCAGATCTAATATTCTGAAGTATGCATCTCGTTATGACAAGAAGGGTACTGCTCGTCGGGACATCATTAAGATTCTCCACTATGGCTTGCTTTTGCTTCACTTCAATGATAAATTTGTACAACGTGAAACCTACCCTCAATGAATATTTCCACTGAAACTCTGAACGTTCTGAAAAACTTCTCTAATATCAGTCCATCACTGGTGGTGAAGACTGGTAGTATTCTTCGTACTATTTCTCCTATGAAGAATATCTATGCGAAGTTTGAATCCCCTGAAGTCTTTGAAAAAGATTTTGCCCTATATGATTTGAATGAGTTTCTTGGTGGTCTTTCGCTATTCAAGGATCCTGAGTTTGCATTTGATGAAACTCATGTCAACATCAAAAGTGGTCGATCTGTATCGAAGTACTTTTATTCTGATGCAAGTGTAATCACTGCTCCTCCAGAAAAAGATATTGCACTTCCGTCTGAGGATGTGACTTTCCAACTCTCTGATGAGGATCTAAACTCTCTGCTCAAAGCATCTTCTGTTTATCAACTACCTGATCTTTCTTTGATCGGTGATGGTCGTGAAATGCAATTGATTGTCCGTGACAAGTGTAATGACAGTTCTAACACCTACAATGTATCTGTTGGACAGACCACTTCTAATTTCTGTTTCAATTTCAAAGTTGAAAATCTCAAAATTCTGCCTGGAGTCTATGATGTAACAATCTCAAGTCCGAACCTTTCTGTGTTCAAACACACTCGACTTGACCTTTGCTACTGGATCGCACTTGAACCTGACTCCACTTATGAATCGTAAAAATTTCCTTTGGGTTGAACAATATCGTCCTCAAAAAGTTGAGGATTGTATTCTCTCTGATAATGTAAAAAATACTTTCCAGGAATTCGTTGAAAAGGGAGAGATTCCGAATCTTCTCCTTTGTGGTCCTGCTGGTATTGGTAAAACAACAATTGCAAAAGCACTCTGCAACGAACTGGGTGTTGACTCTTATGTAATCAATGGATCCGATGAAGGACGATTTCTGGACACAGTACGAAATCAAGCAAAGAACTTTGCTTCGACCGTTTCGCTTCAAGGAAATGGTAAACCAAAAGTCATCATTATTGACGAAGCTGACAACACAACCAATGATGTACAACTCCTCCTTAGGGCGAATATTGAGGCGTTTCATAGCAACTGCCGATTCATCTTCACCTGCAACTACAAAAACAAAATCATCGAACCCCTCCACAGTCGATGTGCCGTCTTTGACTTTACTTTCAAAGGCAGAGAAAGAGCGTCTGTTGCATCAAAATTCTTTACGCGAGTCCAGAATATCCTCCGTGAAGAACAGATTGAGTTTGATCCAAAGGTTGTTGCGGAAGTTGTCCAAAACTATTTCCCAGATTTCCGAAGAACGCTGAATGAGTTGCAGAGATATTCTGCATGTGGTAAAATTGATTCGGGTATTCTGACTACAATGTCAGAAGTCAACCTCACTGGTCTTATGGGATCATTGAAGTCTAAAGACTTTTCTGGTGTTCGTAAGTGGGTTGTTGACAATCTGGATAATGATGTGACGGTGGTAATTCGTAAAGTCTATGACTCTCTTTACAATGCACTTGAACCAATGTCTGTTCCGCAAGCTGTTCTGATTCTTGCTAAATATCAGTATCAGGCTGCATTCGCTGCAGATCAAGAGATCAACACTCTTGCTTGCTTTACTGAAATTATGTGTGATTGTAAATTCAAATGATCTTGACCCCAGAAGATACTCTTTATGCCTATGGTAAAATCCACGAAGCATATGATGGAGTACAACGTATTGATGACTATTTTCGTATGAAGAAGATGGAGAGGATCGACAAGATTCCTACTCCTCTTTTTGGTATGTCGATGGAAGATGAACTCTTTCAGAACTATGACATGGATCCGAATGACATGAACTTCAGGATCTTGTCACCTGATCATGAAACCTTCAATACACTTCTGGAAATGACCGCCTCGTTCACCTACGAGGATGCTCCTGGTAAGGAGATGAAACTGATGATCCAGGAAACGACCACAGGCAAGGTTGTAGGGTTCATCAAACTGGGTTCACCTATCATCAACTCAAAACCAAGGAACGAGTACCTTGGAGGGGTGCCTGACCTCACCATTTTCAACAAGCGTGCTATTATGGGATTTATCATTGTCCCAGTTCAACCGTTTGGGTACAACTATCTTGGTGGTAAACTGCTGTCTCTAATTTGTGCGAGTCACGAAGTTAGACAAATGCTAAATAAGAAGTACAACACAGAGATGTGTTTGTTTGAGACTACATCTTTGTATGGAAACATCAAAGGTACTAGTCAGTATGATGGTCTGAAACCCTATGTCAAATATCTTGGTGATACTGATTCTAAGTTTTTACTGACGCTTCCTGATTTCATCTATCATGATCTACATAAATGGTTCATTGAAAAGAATGATGGTGAACAATTGATTCACAAAGGTGCTTCTAGTAGAAAACTCAAAGTGCAGACGAAGATGGTTTCTATCATTCGTAATTCTTTGAAGGAACATCATCCAGATAAGTTTGTTGAGTTCAAGCAGTTTATTGAAAGTCGTCAGGATGTAACTACCAAGAAAAGGTTTTACATGTCTGACTATGGATATGAAAATGTCAGAGAAGTTCTGCTAGGAAAGACAGATAAACTAGTTGAAAACAAGATTAACTTTGACAAATTTTATCTAGAAAATATGGTAAAATGGTGGAAGAATAAAGCATCTAAAAGGTATACCAAACTCAAGAAGGAAGGTACACTTCGTACAGAAATTGAGGTATGGAACGCCAAAACATTGAACACGATTGATATTATCAGATGAACTTAACTTCCTTTCTAACCGACGATGTTCAACACAAAAAAACTATCCGTATTCTTGTCTATCCTAACATCACGTTTTCAAAGGACCTGACGAAAGATAGTTATATTCAGGTGATCACTAACATGATCGCCGAACTCAATAACATCAGAGATGATCTGTTCTTCTATTTGATCCTCCCTGAGTATTTGAAGTGTCTTGATTTTCCAAATACAAAACAGTATTTCATGAAAGTGCCGACGTATCCACCCACGATGCGTTCTCACTTTGATGTGTTTCAGTTCAAGAAAATTGTGGGACACGATATTGATATTGATTTGGTATTCTCTCATCTCCCAGAACATACACATGATGTCAAGAATGTGATCAGCAATGTGACTCATCACACTCCTGCTTACTTTGGATATTCACATTGGTTTGACTTGGATGAAGTTGTGACTTGGAGTCACCCAAGTTTCAATCAAAACATGCTTGGTATTCTGAATATGAATCGGTGTTTCATCAACACTCAATCACAGAAAGATCTTGTTCTGAATCAAGCAATGGAAGTATTCAATAGAAATACTGTTGGTGCCCTCGATGAAATCCTCACTGTACAACATCTAGGCGTTCGTAGAAGGGACATTGATAGATCTATTGTACCTTATCGCAAGACAATCGTATTCAACCATCGTCCAGAGACATATAAGGACTACAAAAATTTCATGAGTATCATGAAAGAACTCAGGAAACAACGTCAGGATTTCAGTGTTTGGGTTCCTCTGCTGGAAAAATCTACAGAGAGTTGGATCTCAACTGAAAAGTTTGACAAGAAAGGGTATTACAAAAAACTATCTGAGTGTTGTGTTGGATTCTCTCCAAAGCAATTGTATGGTGGATGGAGTGTTTCTACTACAGATGGATTAATGAATGGTTGTCCTTTCATCATGTATGATGCTGATTACTATCATGAACTAAATCCAACTGCTGACTTCTTCTCCAATAATGGTGAAGCAATTACTTTGTTGCATAAGTATCTCGATGATCCAACCTATCGTGCAAGTAAGTCTGTTGAATCTATACATTACTTGGAAGAAAGTCTTTTGTATGAAGATGAGATTGGAATGATGAGTGAATATATTGATGATCTGGTTGGTACTTTGAAGAGCACTGATTCGGAAGTTACTGATAAACTTGTAAACTTGATTCGTGAGAATGGTTCGATGACAAAGAAAGAATTGTTTGGCGAACATCTTGGTTGGGGACGTGGAATTAAGTATGGTCCCTATCGTCGTGCCCTATTGAATCATCCCAACATTTATGATACAATGGGTCCTGAACCTGAATACTGTTGGGTTGAATGAGGAAGTTTGCTCGTATTTGGAAGTATAGTCTAGGGAGTTTTTCTGATGACAAAACCCACCGATATGACAACTACGTTGTTTTGGTACGGACTGCTATATTTCTTTCTTATCTCATTACTAATTGTTTTATTATTGCAGGAGTGATTCGACATTGGAACTAAAAGACTGGCTCAACAGCATCAACACAACAAAGAAAAATCTTCTGGATGAAGATCCAACATTGAAGTATCCAGCATTCATCATCAACAGATGTATGTCTGGTCATATCGACACGATCCTTCTTGCGAACGAGATGAATGTTCAGAATCATCTAGATCCCAAGTTACAATATGACTTTTTTATAAATATTGTGAGACCAAAAAAGCGCTTTGCGCCCTGGTTGAGAAAAGACAAACTCAATTCGCTTGAATTGGTCAAAGAATATTATGGATACAGTGATGAAAAAGCACGTGTAGCTCTAAAGATCTTGACCGATGAACAATTAAATTACATCGCTAAAAGAATGGATCGTGGAGGGAAAAGATGAGTGCTGAAATCGAAATTACATGGTCACCCGACCAAATGGTAGAAGTCACTCTGAATGAACCAGATGACTTTCTAAAAGTTCGTGAGACTCTGACTCGTATTGGGGTTGCATCTCGCAAAGAAAAGAAATTGTATCAGTCTTGCCATATTCTACACAAGCAAGGCAAATACTATATCGTTCACTTCAAAGAACTCTTTGCTCTAGATGGAAAGAGGGCAAATCTTTTTGAGAACGATGTGCAACGTAGAAACAGAGTTACTCAGTTGTTGTCTGACTGGGGTCTGGTAAATATTGTAGACAAAGAAAGAGTCCAAGACTCTGCACCATTAAGTCAAATTAAGGTGCTGTCCTATAAGGACAAAGGAGACTGGACTCTTGAGAGTAAGTATAATATTGGTAAGAAAAAGACTGCTTAACAGTCAGTGAAAGTAGAACCAATTTCGGATCCTATTGTTTCACCAGCTTGTTGACCTAGTAATAGTGCCCATCCACCTGCTAACCATCCAACATAAGGGATGCTAGAGACTGCTGGAACTACGAGACCAGCACTAATTGCGGTTCCCGCCATTGCACCTTGAGATCGTGCTCCAGCGTCCGCCCTGATACACTCTTCGCTTTTTGCAAGGTGCTTTCCCTCAGCGTCTGAGACGCTACCTCCGATATTACGAGTACCATCCATAGTGTATTGATCATGACGATACTCACGACGCTTTTCTTCAGTGGGACCAAAGAGTCCTCTCTTATGTTTGTCCAACTCTAAAGTTTTATTTGATTCTAGAATCGCAGGATCGTTTGCTTTATATTCAATACTATAACCATTCCTATCAGATTGCATCTTGTATGATGAATAATCTCCCTTAGGAAAATTAATTACAGGTAATTGCGGTCTGTTGATAACATATCCCAACAGACCTATATGAGCAATACCTATTAAAGATCCAACACCTAGTAGTGTCCATTTAAAGTTCATGATTACATTTTGTAAGTGTCATCGGTAGAAATTTTGATTGGTGCCTGTTCAATTCTAATTGTTTGAGCAGGTGCAGTTTCTTTTGCTGCAGCAATCAACTTTTCCATATCTTCTTTAGTGATCCCACCAGCTGCTGCACCATTACCATTCTTACCTTTCGCAGTCTGGACTCCGAACGTAGCTAAAACCCCAGTAAAAACGGAGGCTATGAAGGTCGGATCGAGATCTTGTTCAGGAAACTGAAGTGCTTTAGGAAGATCTACATAAGCTAAAGTTAGAATACCACCAGACCATATCAAAATTCCTAACCTAACAA